TTATGCCCCCGGCAAAAGTTACGTTTCCGTTGCCCGCGACAGTAAACCGCGCGCTGCCATTGGTGCGCACGACAAAATTGCGGTTATCTTTTACGTCGAACGTGGAATTTGTGGCGTCAGCTTCGATGACTGTGCGCGACACGCCGGCCGAAGAAAACTGAATCTTACCATTATTGTCTATGTCCAGTGCCTCGGTCGGCGACACAGTTCCGAGGCCGAGAAGCCCTGCCGAGTTGATGATAAACGGTGTCGTGTCAGGATCCGCGCTGTCTTGCACGCGCAGAACTTCGCCCGTGCCGGTCTGGGTGATCTTCAGCGCAGGGCCGGACGAGTTAGTGGAAATCGTGACGTTGCCGGACAGAACCGGGGAGAGCGACGTTGTCGGAGCCGCGACGTAGTCAACCGTCCAGATCTCGACATCGTCGGCGTCAGCAAGTTTAAACTTATAGACCGATTCGCCGAGCCAGATATTGGCCTCGCCACGCGAGTCAAGGATAATGGGGTTACTGTTAGCCGTCGAACCGCTGGAGTCCGTATAGGTAGCCTGCGGCGTCGTCGTGCCCGCCTCATAAGTATAGACGCGCCCCCCGACCAGCGGCGCGCCGTCTGCGGTCAGGAACTGCGTTTTAGGCGTGGGAGTTACGACCGCCATTATGCACCTATGTTACAGGACACGGTCATAATGACCGAAGGGATTGCCGGGCAGAACGCCGTCGCGGGGTCTGCGAGGATCTGCACGTTTACATTGGATGTCGCCCACATAAGCTCAAAATAATCGGCTGTATTCATTCTTAGCACGAAATTCCACGCCGCGACATATTCTTCATTCGAGCCCTTCATGGTTATCCGCGTCGCCGAATCAGGCACATCAACGCCGTTTATGCGCGCCCATATATACACATTTTTGGTGCTTGCGTTTGTGCTGGAAAGTTGCAGCGAAAACTGAAAGTTATACGCGCCCGGCCGATCCACATAAAGCCGCGACGAGGGCGACCCCAAATAGACGCCAGCCGTAAGATCAGTATTATTAAACGTCACCGCGTAGGGCGTATCTGGCGACGCCGCAATCTGGTCGGTCGTGTCGAAAAACGTGCCATAGCGAAGCGACCCGCTACCCAGAATTGAGTATATATTATTAAGAAACCTATACCACTCACGGGATATGTAGCGCGTAAAACTATCCGAAATCGGAATACGCGCTGCCGGGATCTGTGTTATATTCTCAGGCATTTGTGGGGTCCATTATAAGTTCAGCCCCCATAATGGCTATCTTGACCGGATCGGTGCCTGAAATCTCATACACCCGGTCGCGCAATTTCAACGTCATGCCGAGACGCCGCCAGATCGTCCTGTAGCCATACTCGCCGATGCGGCCCATCGACTTCCAATGTTCATTCGACCATGTATGGCCACCGTCATCCGACCAGCGCAACATAACCTGCGGGTTAACACCCAGATCAATAGCGCCCGAAGCGATGATATAGTTATCATCCTCCGTCAGTAACTTCAGATCATCCTCGGTCGTTATATAGCGCCCGTCCAGATATAGAAAATCGTTACCTGTCAGACCCACGCCGGCTTCGCAGTCCAACTGAAGGCTGTGATGAGTCGTGCGCTTCAAATTATTCTGGCCCGTTGGCAGCGCGCGCCACGACCGAAGCCATTTCTGAACGGAGCCCGCTTCGGAATACGTTGTGAGATCATACGCATACAGGCCGCCCGCAACATAATCGCCAATGACGATTTCATTGTTGTAGTTCATCTGGCAGTTGCCGCGCTGCCGCGTAAACTCGTTGTTCTCCCATCCAGCGCGCTCGTGCCACGCGCCTGTGGCTACGTCATAGACCCATGTCGTATTCGCGGTCGGGAAGTTGAGAACATAGAACGCATGGCCGTCCTGTTGATACGTGTAAGCGACAGCGTCAGACAGTGTGGCGTATTGCTGGATCTGCCACTCAACCGCATGGGTCGAGACGCGCTCGCCGGAGTAGCCTTTGGATCGGTAGACGATACCGTTACCGCGCGCGTCGCGCCCGAGCCAGAACAGGCCATTGTCAAGCTTGGCGACCGAATAGGCGGCCAAACAGCCGATCTCGTTGAACGCGCCTTGGATGCGAGCGAGCGGAAAGTCAGGAAGCCCGGCGTTATACCAGACTTCAACCGTGTTGATGCCAAACAGCCAGACTTCGCGGTGATCGACGATCAACGTCACCAGATTATCCGGCGAACCTTCAGCGCTGGCGAAATCCAGAGCGTCAATAGACAGCCCGTTATAGGACGCAGTCACCCAGAATCGTTGGCTATTAGGCTCGTTAAATACGAAATACCCATCCAAAAAGCCGACGCCGACTGCGCCGGGGAAGTCCGGGTCTGTGATGTCACTGAAGAAAGGCGAGAAAGTCAGCGTTACGCCCGTGCCCGTCGCAGTAGCGTTTGCGGACAGGACAAACGTGGTGCTGTTCGTAATGCTGGACACCGTCGTCGACGCAGGGATGCCGATGCCTGAGACCGGCTGGCCTACCCAAATAGACGACGTATCGGCCACTGTCACATTGGCGCTTCCGCTGGTCGTATCTCCGGCGAGCGTAAAATCGCTGTTGTTGTATATGTAGCCGTTTGCGCCCGCCGCGATAAATAACTGAATGCCATTATCGACCATATTGACCTGACCGGTGCCCACTACCGTGCCGAGTTCGACGTAGGTCCAGTCTGTATTGATGCGGTATAGTTTGGTGCCGGCAACAGCATAGCCATAGTCGCCATACTGCCAAAGCCCGCGAACGGGGCCGGTCGGAAAAGTCGTAAGCAGACGAAGCCCCGGCGCGCGCTGAAGCCACGCAGGCTCTTTACCGTTCTCGGGAATAATCTCCGGGTAAAGATTAATCATCCGGTTATCAGCCGCGTTGGGGCTGCGCGTCTGATAACTAGAGCCAAGAATAGGCGTATGCATTAGTAATTCCCGGCGTAAATATTATAGCGCTGGCGCGTTCCAACAATGCTGTAAGGCATCGCCATAACGTCATCGGGGTTATTAATACGCTTCAGATTGCGCTTGCTATACATCGCGATCCGCTGCACCTGCGGCGATGGCTCGACGCCGAACTCAGGAGCCATTTCGCAAGCCAGATTATACCGGAACGCGCGCAGATAGCCCGGCGGAAACGTCAAGGGCGTAGCTAGTTCGGCGGGAGATGTCAGCTCCTGCACAGAAATGAAATGCCACTCCAATAGCCGTAGCGGCTTCGGGTAGATATACATTTCGATGTCAGGAAAGGTGTTGTTGACAAAGATGACCTGCGGATAGGTGCTGGTCACTGTCTTGACCGCAATACCGTTATATTGCTGCTGGTTGATGAATTTTATGCCGTAGGAGACGTTGGTCTGCGGGTCTCGAAAATAAGTCGAGTCGTCTAACAGGACAGGACGGTCGCCTACAAAATTGCCGGTCGGACCGAGCGTGCGAAACAGCTCGCCCGAGGGCCAGTTAAAAACTTGGTCCTGTGTCGAAAATACCGACAGCCGCTCGGTGTTCCACGAGTCGATCATCTGATTGAGCGCCGTCAACGCGTCCTGCGAGGTCTCGGCCGAGGGCGTTTCGCCCTCTGCGAGGACGCCCAACAGTCTCAGCGCTCCGTTGATCTGCTCGCCCGCTGTCGTCATCTGGATCGAACCTTTCCCAGCCGTTCTCTTCGTCGTAGGCGGCTTCCAAATCCATGGTAGCGACCTTCACCCCGTGCTTGGGGTGCCGCAGGTAAATTACAGCCATTTTACACCTATGGTAAGGGCCGAGCGGCCCGTAGGCCGCTCGTAGGATTGATTTAGGTGAGAACGGGGAATTCCCATTTGCCGGCCACCGAAGTGAACAGCTTGCCAGCGCCCGTGGCGTTGGTCGTCGTGGCCAGCGAGCCCGCCGGAGCGGTCGTGGTCGTGACGCCAGCCGTGATGGCCGTGGTCAGGAAGTATAGGCCGGCCGTCGCATTTGAGATGACCGGACCGCTCGTCGCCGTGGACGTGAACGTGCCAGAGGCCGTCGCGCCTGTGATCGTCGAGCCAGAGATGGAAGCGCCCGTGATCGTCGTGCCGGAGACAAGCTCCGGGTCCGAGAACGCGACGCCTACCGCTTTGGTATTAGGCATAGAGCCCTCCTTAGCCGATACGATAGATCGTGTAGGCGGCCGTGCCGGTGCGGCGGAAGCGGAAGCGAGCCGAAGCCGGGAACGTCGCCGTAGCGGAATCCGCAACGACCGCATTGCCGACAATGGTGTTGCCAGCGCCCGCACCAAACGTCACGTCGTTCGCCGCGTTGTCACCAAGGTTGATGACGACGACATCGAACGCCGAGTTCGTCTTGATGCTCGGGAACGCCGCGTCGATCAGCGCGCCGGTCGGGAACGTGTAGGTGCCCGCGTCCGTGCCGCCAGAGTCAACGGTGATGATGCCGTTGGCGAGATTGCCAACAGTAACCGTAACCGTCGCACCCGTCAGCGCGCTCGGGGCGGGCTGCGGGGTCATAAGCGGCTCGGTCAGCGCGCCAGCGCCGAGCTGGTAGCCGCCAACGGCGTTCGGGATAAGCGGCGTCGGGCCGAGAGTGTCGAGCGGATAAGCAGCGCTCTGCGTAATCGGGTCATAAGCAGCCATGGTTCAATGCTCCTGAATTAGAGAAAAAGACGGGGCCGAAGCCCCATCTGATTAGCCCCAAAGGCGAACCGCCATCTGCGGACGAATGACGCTGTAGCCATACAGAACGTCAATACGGCAGGGCAGTCGGTCGTTGTTGATGTCATACTGACGGACAACGCGGAGCGAGATACCATTGTGGACTTGACGCGAGGCCATGTCGACACCGTTCGGCATGAGCAAATCGGCCGTCGCAAACGCAATCGCGTCACGATGGTAGATCAGGTTCTGCGGATACTGGGTCGACGGCGAGCCGAGGAAGGTGACAGTCTTGCCGGACTGCGGCAGAGCGTCAACCGTCGCAAGAGCCTGCGAAGCCGAATACATCGCGTTGACCTTGATCGTCGCCGTGGTGGACGCCGTAACGTCCTCAAGGCAGACGAACTGGAACAGCGAGCCGGTGGACTCACGGGTCTGCGGGTTGACGGCGAAGCAGTCGGCAACCGTGAACACGTCGCCGGCCTTGACGACCGTCGAGCCGAGGCCCGTAACGACGATGCTGGTCGCGCCCTCCGACGTAACCGTAGCATTGACCGTCAGCGTGCCCGTGCGCGAGCCGGTCGTGAACTGCTTGATGGACTGCGACATATTCAGCTCGTCATAGCCGAGAATGCCTTCACCAAACATGCCGTTCTTGAACTGCTTCGAGATCGCCGAGACCGGGTTGAAGAGGCCCTTCATGCCTTCGATCAGCGCGGCGTTCGCAGCCGGGTTGACCGTCGCATAGCGGGGCGACATGACCGCAGCGTTCTCGTTGAGCTTCTGCTGAGCCTGAAGCAGAACGAGCGACGTGGCGGGCGTCGTGCCCGGCGTGCCGACCGAGTTGCCGATGTATTTGAAGGCGTTCGCAACGTCGGCGTCAATGGACGACGCGAGCTGCGAAATACGAGGCTTCAGAACACGCTCAGCGAAATCGTCGAGCTGCATGGTGAGTTCGGCGGTCGTGAAGTTGACGCCAATGTGCTTCTGGCTGGAAACCGCGAGCGTGGTATACTGCTCGTTATCGTCCTGCACCTGAAGCGCCGCGCCGTCCGTGACCAGCGCGCGGTCGGGCAGACGGATGCGGAGGGTCGAGCCGATCTTCGCGCCTTCAACGGCGAAAGAGTCGTCATATTGGCGGTTAACGGTGCGGGTAAGCACAAGGTTGTTTTCCAAGATCTCGAGTGCTTTTCTCGTGATCATGTCGATCGTAAGAAGTGAATTAGACATAACCTAGTCCTTTCAAAGACTTATCGTCGGTTCTGCGCTTCCCACTTCTTGATCTGCCGCTGACGTTCCGCTTCAATCCATTCCGACGTTGACATTTCCTTTATGGACCGGGGGTCCGTCGTGTCTCGTCTCGGGCCAGAGTTCGACCGGGTTGCCGTGACAGGCGCAAGAGGCGCTGGCGCGGTTGATGTTTTCTTGACCGGCGGATTGTCAACCAGTTTGGCCTCAATCTTACCGATCTCTTTTGCCTGCAAGACGGGCGGCAGACGGAATATACGGCTGGCTTCTTTTGGGTTGGATCCGAGAAAATAGATGACCTCGGGGCCAATATCAGAAGCCTGAATAGCTTGAGCCATAACGTCCGAGACGGGCAGGTTGGGGTTATACGCGACTTGCTCGAAGTCCTCGTATTTTTCCCTTACTTCCTCTTCACGGTCGCGATAGGACTCAATGATCTCGGCCTGTTGCCTTGCGGCCTCGCGCTTGGCCAACAATTCCTGAGCCTTCTGCTCAGCCAACGCTTCCGCGTATTGGTGAGCCGACTCGAAATCGTTGGGGTCCGCAGGAGGTGCGACAGGTTGTCTAACCTGCTGCTCCGCAAGCCGCTGGGCCTGCTCACGTTCCCATTTCCGCTGTTCTCTTGCAAGGCGCTTGCTTACAATGGCGTCCAGCTCTTCCTGAGTGAACGATTTTGTAGGCTGCTGTTCCTCCGGCGTCTCTACAACGGTTTCCGGTGCTGCCGTGGCTTCCGGTTCCGGCGCGGGGCTGATCTCCGCTACAGCCTGTTCGTCTTCTGTCATTTACCTAGCTTTCCGGCCAGTCGGTTAAACAAAGTTACTCGTTTTCTTCCTGAACGTCAACGAACTTGGCCATTTCCTGAATCTTGGCCACGAGCGGGAGTGCTTCGCTGGCGACAGCGAGGCCGCCCGCCTTTGTTGCTATGTCCAGCAAGTTCACGAGTTTCTGTAGCTCTTCGAGCGTAAATTTCACGGGTTGCTCCATGGAAGTGGTGGGCTAACAACCGGCGGATTGATCTGATTTTCAATCTGCTTGTCAAGCGCAGCCACCTGCGCAGCCAGCGTCTCAGGGCCAAACGCCTCTTCGAGCCACCCGACGACCTGATCGAATGTCAGATCTTCATACGGCGTGAAGGGTGCGTCAGGCGCGAGAGTGACGGACTGTGAGCCGTAGATGTCGGCGCTGTAGGTTCCGTCAGTCGCTTGGCGTCTCCAGTGGACGGTGAACACAACATCCGTGTGGTCGTCCTGTTGCGGGTAGCAGTCGAGTTGGGCGATTACCCATGTGTATGTGTTGCTCATGTTATACTTCCGCTAAGGTTAGTTCCACGACATGGACTGAGTAAGTTCCAGACGCCATAGCAAGTCTGAGTGTGCTTGATGACTGCGAATATGTTCGAGCGGCAGGGCTCCCGCTGGAGTTTAAAGAACTGATTGAATTGACTGTTCCCGAGCCAATCGACCATAGAACTAAATCGCAGAAACGATTTGTTCCATCGGTTCCAAAAACCAGAACCAAATTACACCACTCGTTAACGGCAGATATTACTGTTGCAGATGTAGAAACGCTTGTTGTTTTTCGGTTGCCAAATATCGTTTGCGAGCCACCGCGCAATGACAGTGGCCGATATGAGGTGTTATTAGCCGTGCCACTAAAAAGAGAAGTTAGCGCGCTCCCGAC